TATTTCTGATTTATTATATTTTTGTATCGGGGCTTCTTTTTCCTGGATGCCGTTTAACTTTTTTAGTAGCTGATTGGTTTCTTTTGTTTCTTTGATTAATTGCTGAAGGAGATCCTTGGTACCAAATATCGCAAATGGTAATAAGAACCACAATATTGCTAAAGTAACTAAAAACATGACTGTAATAAAACCTAACCCAGTATAAGTTTCTGTCATTTTCTTTTTCTCCCTGAGTAAATTACAACGCCGCAAATTGTACTGCTGCCAGGTACTTTTATTATCCTATTCGGATAATCCGGATTTAGGGCTAGTAAAAAGTTGCCTTCAGGAGTGATTTGTAATCTTTTAAAAGTGGCATTGCCAGTTTCATCGCGGACGATAACATCATCATTATGCTGAGCCTGAACATCAGGATCTACAAATATATGCCATCCTTCCTGGTATTCTGGTGACATTGAATCACCAACAACTCTTAGTGCGAAAGTTCTATTACCATGCGGAGCGCCACAAATCAGCCATTCCTCTGCATCCTCTACGCTATAAACATGCCCCACGTCACATAACTCCCCAGCTCGTACCCACGATATTAAAGGGCATCTTTTTATTATTGCTTGAGTATCTACTACGTTATAGTCAATTAATGGTTTAGGTTGGTGATCTGTATCCATCCATCCAATGGGTTTATTAAACGCTACTCTTAGTTTTTCAGCGACTTTATCACCCATTTTCTTAGCAATTCCAGTTTTTGAGTCTGGTAGCTGATTTCTAATTTGGCTTAGATAGGCAGATGATGTCCCTGCGATTTCCGCAACTTCCTCTAGTGATTTAGTTTTTGTTTCATTTACTAAGTCTTCGAGCCTATTTCTGCGAATTTCATCTATGTTTTTCATCATTACTCCATTTAATAGCAATTCGCTAATAATGTTAATTAGCTAAAAGCTATTGACGTTTGATTAGCGATTAGCTAATATGAAAATATGGAACTTAAAAAATATCTACTAAAGAGGCGTGGAAACACATCTTTATTAGCAAAATCAATTGGTGCGTACGCCCCGGATGTATGTCGCTGGGCTAAAGATAAAACAGATAAAGATTTCAGGCCTGTACCAATTGAGAAGTGCTTTGCAATTGAAATGGCTACTAATGGAGACGTTTCAAGAAAAGATCTTCGCCCTGATGATTGGCAATTAATCTGGCCAGAATTGCATGAGGAAAAAGCCGCGTGAACATTAGCGCTATCTATAGCTCTTTTTCTGGTCATGGTATTTATATACCTGGCAAGCCTAAATCGTCGAGAAAACTTCATCAATTGCCGTGCGTGCGCATTTTTGAAATTCATCATCAAAGTTCGCGGCGTCCATGTGCATTGTCAAGGCATCGTAAGCGCCGGTCATTAATCTTTGTTTTGTCGATTGGTCGATCTGTATGAGTGGCAACAATGATCTGCAGCTCATCATTAAGCCTTCGTGCCTGGCAGCTAAGGTTCTATGTGCATCTACCAGCTGTTCCAATCTTTTATCTAATGCTGTTATGCGTTCGTCAGTGGTCATGGTGCTGCCTTTCTTTAAATTGTTAGTGATCATGTGTGAGAGCTTAGATTCTAGCATGCGGGGCAGCCCCACCTTTTCCCGCCGCGTCGGTACGGTTGTATGCCGGATATGCCAGAGAACTGGACGTATTACCTCCACCTTTAATGCCCGTAGCCGGTCTCCGGTTGCGGGTATCTTTTTGCCTGGTGCGTGATGCGATGTATGCGTTTTAAGTATTACTTTTTGTTGTGTTGATGAATGAAGTATGTATTTGATTTAAAACTAAAAATACGGCTATTTTATGTAAATTTAGCCGTGTTATTGAGGGGGTAATTATGGTAACAAATACTAATGTTCTGGATGCTGCATATCACACAATTCATGACTACCCTGGTGGTGTTCATGCAATGGCGCAGAGACTTGGTGATGTTAGTCCGAATGTGCTGAATAAACAGGCTGACCCGAGTGTTGATACACATGTTCTTAGTTTGAAACGTAGCGTGAAGATTCAAGCTATATCAAACGATTATCGAATATTAAAGGCGATGGCTTTTGAGTTGCATCACGTGGCAATACCTTTGCCAGATGTTCCTGATCTTGGTGATATGGGGATTATGGACAGCTCGCTATGGGTTAGTCGTAAGGTTACCGGTATCTTCTCTGAATTTCAGGATGGTTATAGTGATGGTGATATTGATAATGCAGAAATGTTGAGAATTGAGGCTGCAATTAATGATGCTCACGCATCAATTGAGGCTTGGGGCGCGCATGTCAGGATGATTCATAACGCTAGAAAGCGTGAATTATGATTGATATTCACGATCATTCAGTATCTGAATTTAAGCCCTTATACAGCGAGGATGCTGAACAGAGCGTGCTGGGCGGTATTTTTATTGATAACACGGCTTATGACAAGATAGTTGGTGTCATTACTGAGTATGATTTTTATCCACGTGAACACCGCATGATTTTCCGTGCAATAAGTCATCTGCTGGATGCTTCAAAGCCTGTAGACGTTGTGACTGTTGGTGAGTTTTTAGATAGTCATAAGCTGCTGGAAGACGCCGGTGGCATTACATACCTGGTCAATATCATTCAAAACACGCCAAGCGCTTCTAACATCATGCGTTATGCCGAGATTGTGCGTGATTATTCTTTAATGCGCAAAATGGGCGCTATTTCCGCGGAAATTTCCGAAAAAATCAATAAACGTAATGGAATGTCCGCTAAGGATCTACTGGACTTTGCACAAAGCCGCTGGATGACGGTAGGTGAGAGCTTGAACCGATCTAATAACACCATGCAGCACATCAACCAAGTGATGTCATCAGTGATCGACAAGATTGATGAAATGTACATGCGCGAAAGCAAGGATGATGTGACCGGTTTGCGTACCGGGCTGGATGATCTGGATACAAAAACCACGGGCATGCAGCCTGGTGAGTTAAACATCATTGCGGCACGACCAAGTATGGGTAAGACCTCTCTGGCATTAAACATCGTTGAAAACTGTGCTTTGAAGCAAGGTAAGAATGCGGCTGTATTTAGCCTGGAGATGATTAATAACCAGCTGGGCATGCGTTTGCTTTCTAGCGTGGCGAGGTTACCTGCTCAGCGCGTAAGTATTGGGCGCGTAAATGATGATGAATGGTCTTTAATTACCAAGGCCGTGCATGACCTGAAAGATAAGGGTATTTATCTGGATGAAGAAAGCACGCTGAACGTGAACGACATACGTGCGCGTGCCAGGCGCTTGTATCGAGAGTTGAACGGTGAGCTTCATTTGATTGTGATCGACTATGTACAGCTGATTGCACTGTCCGGCAGCGATACCAGGAGCAACGAAATTGGTGATATCTCGCGCGCATTAAAACTATTGGCCAAAGAGTTGCGTCTGCCAATCATTCTGTTATCTCAACTGAATCGTGGGCTTGAGCAGCGACCGAACAAACGTCCGGTGATGAGTGATCTGCGTGATAGCGGTGGGCTTGAGCAGGATGCTGACAACATTTTCTTTATTTACCGGGATGAGGTTTACCACCCGGACACACCTGATAAGGGAACGGCTGAGATCATCGTTGCAAAGCAGCGTAATGGGCCAATTGGATCTGTTCGTACAACGTTTGTGCCTCACCTGATGCGGTTTGAGAACTTTTACAGTAGCTAAACAGGTAAAAAAAAACGGAAATTGCGCGGCGCATTTCCGCGAAAAAATTGAATATTTGATGTGGAAGGTTAGTAAAAATGTCAGTAAAAATGATGAGTTTGGTGTTTGAACGATTCCCTTATGGCGGGAATGAACGCGTACTTGCCCTGGCAATTGCTGATCATGCCCATGATGATGGTTCAAATATTTATCCTGGCAATGAACGCCTTGCACATAAGACCATGACCAGTGAGCGCACGGTGATTAGACTGATGCAAAAGTTCGTAAAAATTGGTTGGTTGATCAAGGTTAAAAATGGCAATTCAGGTAGAGGTATTGCCAATGAGTACTGCATAAATCCCGATTGGATAAAGGGTGACAAATTGTCACCCTTTGTGAAAGATGAAAAAAGGGTGACATCTGAAGCAGAAAGGGTGACAAATTTAACAGAAATGGTGACACCGGAGGTAATAAAGGGTGACATAGCTGTGTCACACCAACCGTCATTAACCAAATACAACCATCAAGAAACATCACCGCGTGCGCGAGACCCGTCATCTGAAAACCAGATACCGAGGCCTGAAGGATTACTTGCGTGTCGTTTGATTAAATTGAACGTTGCCGTTACCAGCATTAACCCGATTTTATGCAAGTGGGTTACAGACAGAATCTCTGTTGATCTTATTGAGCAGTGCGTGCAGCTTGCCAGGCAAAACAAACCATGGCCTGAAAAGATAGCAGCCGGTTACCTCGATGCAATCATTCGCAATGAATTAAAACCAAAAACCGATAATAGCT